TGTTGCGGTTTGAGATAGACGACCCAGCCAAGGCCAACTGGGACGGCTTCAGACAGCACATAAAAAACCAATGGCCCAACGATTAAGGAAAAACATTATGAGCAGATACGAAGATGACGAAAACGAGATTGTTGAGGATGCACCAGTACGTGCACCCAAGACAGCCAAGTTGGTAGTTGAAGATATTGAAGAAGAGGAAGAGCGACCCGCTTCTGCCTCTAGGGTAATCCGTCGTGGTTGGGGTGCAGCAGATTCTGTCAAACACGCCGACTCACCATACGCACAACGGTTGCGTGTAATGGAAGATCCCATTGTCATCAAGTTCCTTGAAGACGAACCCTACGCCTCTTACCGCCAGCACTGGGTAGAGCGTTCAGGTCAGAAGTCATTCACTTGCATTGCGGACATTGATCCTAAGGGTTGTCCTCTTTGTGACGCAGGTAGCCGTCCGTCAACACGCTTTGCATTTAACGTAGTTTTGCTTAGCCCAGACAGCGACCCAACAATCAAGTCCTACGAAGTGGGCCCACGAGTAATTGACCAACTTAAGAACTTCCACAACGATCCCCGCCAGGGACCTTTGTCAAAGCACTTTTGGGCAGTCAGCCGTTCGGGCAAGGGCGCAACATCTGCTACCAACCATCAGTTGGTAAAGGACCGCGACCTTGAAGAATGGAATCTTACTGAGCCAACTGCGGAAGAACTCAAAGACTTCCGTAACAAGTCCTACACTCCGGACATCATTCAGATTCCTTCTCGCAAGGATCTCCAGCAGATTGCTCTTGAAGATCTGGACGACTGATATCCGTGGCGCATGATGCGTTTGAGGTGGGGGGCAGAAATGCCCCCCACTTCGTATCTACAGTAGAAGAACTAGAAGAGATTGTTCGCGTAGTACAAGAGCATGGCGCTTTTGTATTTGACGTTGAAACATACGGTGCTATTGACCGCCACCCCGATGTTGAAAAGTGGATTGAAAAGGAATGGCAGGAGCATCTTGCTACTCTGAAAACAACTAACGATGATGTACTGGCTCGTGCTAGGGAAATCATTGTTGGTCGTTGGAAGAACATGCTTGCACTTGACCCACTTCGCAACAGCGTCTTTTGGATTGCTATTGCCACAGAGGGACGTTCATGGGCAATCCCCATGGGCCATCCTAATGGCGAGGTAATTGTTCCAGAAGAACGAGGTGATGGCTCTACAGTGCCCCCGCCTGGTTATAGGAAGTTCACAGCCAGTGGCAAAGAGTCCATGGCTAAAGCAAGGTATTTCAAGCCAGCAGTGTTTAGTCCTGCTCCAAAGCAGTTGACCCCAGCAGAAGTGTTTGAGGCTTTGCGCCCATTGTTCTTTAGTGACATTGTTAAGATTGGACACAACGTAAAGTTTGACGCACGCTCAATTCGTAAATACTTTGGTGGGGATTTACCTGAGGGTCCTTTTCTTGACACGATGCTTATGCAGCATATTGTTAATGAGAACTTGATGGAGTACAACCTTGCGCATTTGATTTCTCATAATTTTGCAGGGTTTAGTGCTTATCATCGTGACGGCAAGCTAGGCGCATTCATCACTGAGGTGTCTTTCTCCAAAGCGTTACATTACGTGCACTTAGATGCACGTTGGACTTGGTTACTATACAAAGCGTTATATAAAAAGGTAACACACGTCCCCGAACTACTTAACTCTCTTCGCCAGGACATGCAGGTATTACGCGTCATCATGGAGATGGAAGACACGGGTATCCCAGTCAACCAACGTGAGATGACTGCTTTGGGCAAGCGTCTTGAGGTTAGGTTAAATGAAATACTTCTAGACCTTAACGACTACGCTCCCCCAGGGTTTAACCCCGACAGCTCAAAGCACAAACAACAGTTGCTATTTAATAAGAAGCGTGAGGGTGGCCTTGGACTCAAGTCGGTCAAGACAACCCCTGGTGGCAACGCCTCAGTAGATGAAGAAGCTTTACATAAACTCGAGACTAAGCATCCAGTTGTACCTATGTTGCTTGAGTGGGCAGAAACAAAGAAGTTGGTTACAACTTACGTTGATGGTTTATTACCAAAACTCCACAACGGCAGACTGCACCCATCGTTTCACCTACACAGGACTGCAACTGGCCGTCTGTCCTCAAGCAATCCCAACCTGCAGAACATCCCCCGTGACAGCACAGTGCGCAACCTATTCAGGGCACCAGCGGGTTACGAACTACTAGTTGCTGACTATGACCAGATTGAACTTCGGGTTATGTGCATGTTTTCCCATGACCCTAAAATGAGTGAGTTCTTCCTTACAGGGGAAGATATCCACTCAGGAGCAGCGGCACTTGTATTGGGCAAGGACGTTAGCGAAGTTACTGCAGAAGAACGCCAACTTGGTAAAGGTGTTAACTTCCTGACTGCCTATGGCGGTGGCGCACAAAAACTTGCCCGTACAACTGGCATAGATGAAGACCATGCTAAGCATGTCATTGATCAGTATTACCGACAGTTCTCGGGTATTACCAAGTGGAAGCAAGAAGTCATTGCCGAGGGTAGGTCCAAAGGTTACGTATCCACAATCTCAGGGAGACGCCGGCATTTGCCAGACCTTTGTTCATCAGATAACAACTTGAAAGCACGAGCAGAACGGCAAGCAGTAAACGCAGTTGTTCAAGGTTCAGCTGCTGACATCTGCAAGAAAGCAATGATTGACGTTTATGAAGCCCTATCAGGGCTTGAAGCAAACATGCTGGTACAAGTTCATGACGAATTGCTAGTTATGACACGAACCGAGTTATCTGCTGATATATTCCCAGTAATGATAAACGCTATGGGAGACGGGGTTGTGTACGAAGGTATACCATTAAAGGTATCAGGCCACGCAGCATCCAGTTGGGCCGAGGCAAAAGGTAAATAGCATGCCCCATACCCCCATAGATAAACGAAACTTCTATTTGTCCCTTTCAATTGCCGAAGGGCAAAAGATTGCATCATCAGCTGGGTTTTCCGTACCTTCAACAGAAGTACAGGAAAGCGAAATCATGGACATTATTAGCAAGTGGGTAATCCTTGCCAGTATGGGCATTTTTGAGACAACTCAAAACTGTGCTGAATGGATGTTGGAAGTTGTCAAAGTACACAACGACCTAACTGAATCTGAGCTTGAAAACACAAAGAACGTAATACTCTCTTTTGGAATGGCTTTAGTTTCCCATCTTGTAGATAACGATATGTTGTTGCTTCCAGAAAGAGTTGGGGGTAGCCTCGTTAAGGAAGACAGTTCTGCTATCTTTAGTTTCCTAACTTTTGCAACCGAAGACGAAGACGACGAAGAGGAAGATTACGAAGATGAGTGATTGGTGGTCACGTCAGTTATCAAACCAACAGCCTCGTACGGCTCCACGGCAGGAGGGGTATTCTTCACCTCCCATTACGCCTCCTGTACGTTTTGGTTCTATTCAAATCCCAGTACAGCATCAGCCACAACCTCAACAACCACAGCAACGTGTACTTGATGAGAATCGTGCACCTACTGAGAATGTTTCTATGGGTGACGCAATCCGTTTGTGGAAAGGTGGCGAAGCAGCTAAAAAACAACCCGATATGTATTGTCCCGAATGTGGTAGTCAAAACATCTTTGTTCGTACAGCCAAAGGTGGCAACACCATGATTTCAGGTAGTAACCCAGCACCCCGTTGTTTTGAATGCGGTTGGAATGGTATTTACGATCAAGGTTCGCAGTCCTCTTGGGCTGTCTAATTAGGAGCACAAATTGAAAATTGAAGAGCATGAGACGCTTGCGTCTATTATTGCGTCCATCAACAAGAAGTACGGCGAAGACATCGTTGTCCAAGGTAACAGGGTTAAGGAAGAGCTACCACGTATTACAACTGGCATCCTTGCTTATGACTTGATGCTTGGTGGCGGGTGGCCTATGAACCAGTGGTCTGAGATCATTGGGGATGAATCATCAGGTAAGACAGCAATTGCTTACAAGACTATTGCGGCTAACCAAGCATTAGACCCTGAGTGGATTGCAATGTGGGTTGCTGCAGAAGAGTTTGTTCCTGAGTACGCTGCATCAATTGGTGTTGACTTAGAGCGTCTGTGGGTTGTTGAAACCAACATCATGGAGCACGCCTACGACCTAATCATTAGGGCCATGCAAAACCGCGCTGTTGACTGCATTGTCCTTGACTCACTCCCAGCACTTGTTCCTGGCGATGAGGATGAGAAGACCATGGCAGAGTTCCAAATGGGCCTTGGTGCACGACTTACTGGCAAGTTCTTCCGTAAGTCATCCAAAGCGCAGAAGCGTTCTATGGTTAATGAAGACCGTGGTTGTACTGGACTTATTATCAACCAGTGGCGTGAAAAGATTGGCGTCATGTACGGCGACCCCCGCACCACACCAGGTGGTAAAGCCAAGAACTTCCATTACTTCTGCCGTGTTGAAGTTAAGCGTGATGAGTGGATCAAGGAAAAGGATGAGCCAGTAGGCCAGACTATCCGTGGTCGTACCATGAAGAATAAGACCTACCGCCCACAGCAAGTAGCACAGGTGGACTTCTACTTCACTGACTCAAACGGTTTCTCTCTTGGTGAGTTTGACACCATAAAAGATATCGTTAACATCTGTATTGCTACAGAAATCATTACTCGTGGTGGCGCGTATTACAATTATGACGGTCAAAAGTGGCAAGGCAAAGACGCCTTGTTACAGGGTGTACGAGAAGACTTGGGGTTGCAGGCAATTCTTAAGCAGAAAGCCACAGAGAAGTTCCTATGATTCTTGGTCGTGAAGACCCAAAAGATAAACAACGCCAAATAATGAAAGCCTCTAAAAAGCAGGAACTACGATCTGCTAAGGCTTACAATGGCAGTCGCAATGCAGGATCAGGTTCTGGGTGGATGCGTAAGAACGACGTGCGCACCCATGACATGCTCATAGAAAACAAATTGACGTATAACGAAAAGTCTTATTCAATTAAGGCAAAAGAATTACAGGAGTTAACCCAACGTGCTGTACTTGAAGATAGGCTTCCTGTGTTGCAGTTCGATATTGGCGGGCGTAATTACGTCATCCTTAATGAAGCAGACTTTCAAATGATTATTGGAGAAGTATGAGTACCTCAGATACACACTCACCTAGTTATGAATCTTTACTAGAAGAACGCAATAAATGGAAAAAGATTGCTCATGATTTATACATGGCAGCAGCCCATATGAACAACTGCAAACCATGTAGGAATCGTTCAATCCCAGCAATGTACAACTACGAAGAGGCCAATAATGACTGATAACCCTACTGAGATTGAAAAACTAACCAAAGACTGTGAACATCTGGCAAGGATAATTGCGTCAATGTACAACTGGAAAAACAAGAGCGTTGAAGACATCATCGCCGCTTTTCCAAAGGAAACTAATGAGTGATACCCCATGGTACATGCAGGACTATAAAAAGGCTATGCGCTCTAAGGGTAGGTTAATCCCCCTTGTGGAAGCACAAATCATGAAGTCAAATGCCGAACGCAATTCCGGCAGAGACACTCAACACCTGCACCCAAGTGAGATGGCTAAAAAAGAATGGTGCCCTCGTGCATCTGTTTACAAAATTACTGGTGTAGAAGGCAAAACAGAAAACCTAGCTTTCAGTCGTCTGAATGTTTTTGAGGAAGGACATGCAATCCATGAGAAGTGGCAAACTTGGTTATGGAAAGCGGGAGTTCTCGCAGGTCTTTGGTATTGCAAAGCGTGTGACCATACTTGGAATGCAACTGCTCCTAGTTCCTGCCCTAGCTGCTCTTCTGTTCGTCTTAAGTACCGTGAGGTTCCTATACATAACGATGAATACAGAATCTTGGGCCACGCCGATGGAGAAGTGGTTGATGCGGAAGGCCGAGCACTCATTGAAATCAAGAGTGTAGGTGTTGGAACAGTTCGTTTTGAAAAGCCAGGATTGTTTGCAGATTACAGTAAAGGCATAATTACCTTAGATGAGATGTGGAAGAACATTAAAACTCCATTTGCATCTCATATACGCCAAGCAACTTTGTACATGTACTGCACTGGCATTGACACCATGGTGTTTATCTATGAGTGGAAACCCACACAGGAAATTAAAGAGTTTACAATCAAGTACAACGAAGAAATTGCTGCTCCCATACTTGAAAACTGTAAGGTTGTTATCAAATCCCTTGAGGAAAACACAACCCCTGAACGCCCAGATTGGGCAACATCAACAACATGTAACGGCTGTAAATACTGCCCATATAAGAAAGTGTGTTGGGAATGACTCGTATTATTACTAGAGAAGCACCTGACCATCCTGCTATTACTAAGTTCAATAGCAAGTTTTCATTGCCACAACGGCCAGATGAGCAGA